GGCGCAGGTTCATTCCGTTTAGGCGAAGCGCAATCTATGCAGCAATACAACATTACGGTAAACGGTGCTATTGACTCAGAATCTACTGCTCGCCAGATAGTCGAAATTCTTAACGATTCAAGCGCACGCGGAACATTGGGCGCAGGTGCTTTTGATCGATGAGTGCTTGGAATCCAGTCTGGCAACTATCAATAGATGGTGGCACATATACAACTGTAACCCTTGCTAATCTTACGATTACTTCTGGGCGTACAGATATTTACCAACAGCCCATCGCAGGTTACTGCACAGTAGAAATTATCAATACAGACCAATCAGCAGTAGCCATTGATGTAAACGATTCTTTTGCATTGCAGGTTAAAGACTCAACAAACACATTTAGACCGATCTTCGGCGGATACGTCACAGATATTAACCAGAGCGTTCGCAGTAGCGGATCTAATGCAGTAGTTCAAAGTTTTACGGTTACAGCACTAGGCGCTCTTTCCAAATTGCCTAAAGTCTTAACCGAAGGCGTATTAACTAAAGATTTTGATGGCAATCAGATTTATTCGCTTCTTAGCCCATTGCTGTTTAATACTTGGAATGAAGTTCCAGCCGCTACAACATGGGCAACCTACAACGCCACAGAAACATGGGCTAATGCCCAGAATTCTGGACTTGGTGAGATAGATCAGCCAGGCGATTATGAATTAACTTCCAGAGCATCAGACGTTACAGATGTTTATTCATTGGTTGCAGCGCTCGCTACATCTGGCGCTGGATATATTTATGAAGATGCGCAGGGCAGAATCGGTTATGCAGATAGTACCCATCGCGGCGAATACCTAGCCACAAATGGTTATACCGAATTATCTGGAAATCATGCCCTATCCAGAGGAATCGCCACATCTCGCCGCATCGGAGACATCCGAAACAAAGTTACAATTACCTATAAGAATGGCGATCAACACACAGCCGAAGATACTGCCAGCCAAGCGCTTTATGGCGTTCAGGCTCAAAACATTCTTACAAGCATAGAAAATGGCGTAGATGCCACATCACAGGCTAACTTCTACCTAGCCTTGCGTGCCTATCCCCAAAGCCTATTTAAAGCCATCACTTTTGAACTAACTAACCCAGAAATTGACGATGCAGATCGCGATGCTCTTTTGGGAGTCTTTATGGGTCTTCCAATCGATGTTACGGATTTACCTGCAAATATGACTGGCGGAAGGTTTCAAGGCTTCGTAGAAGGCTGGACTTTTAGTGCTGGGTTTAACAAACTGCAAATAACTTTAAACGTCTCGCCTATTGCATTCAGTTTGCAAGCGTTTAAGTGGTTAAACGTTCCAGCCACAGAAAACTGGACTACAATTAACCCATTATTAGACTGGACTAACGCTACAATAGTAGCCTAAAAAGGAGAAGGAATGCCAACAACAACTAACTACGGCTGGACAACCCCAGCCGATACCGATCTGGTAAAGGATGGCGCTGCGGCAATCCGTACTCTTGGATCGTCAATCGATACAACTCTAAAGGCTCAAATCGATGCACAAATTCCAGATTCATTGCTTACAACAACAGGAGATACAATCTATGCAAGCGGAGCAAATACTCCTGCTCGTTTAGGTATTGGCTCATCTGGACAAATTTTAACAGTTTCAGGTGGTGTGCCAACTTGGGCTGCCGCTCCATCTAGTTCATTAAACATCCAACAAATCGCAACTGGAACAATGTCTGGAACATCTGTAACTATTTCAGGATTAACTCAAGATTATATTCAAATAGTTTTTGCTCCTGTAAACTGGAATACTTCTAACGGTCAATTCAGAATAAGGTTGAATGGCGATTCATCTGCGGTTTATGCGCAAGCATCTGGTTCATTTAACATTCAAGCAACGCCCGTTGCTACCACAACATTTGGAACAACAAACTCAGAAATTCGTATGCAAGGAAATTCTAATGGGTCGCCTAACGATACAACCTCCGTTTATGTATTGACTTTAACAAATTGCAAAGCGTCTGGCTTTACAAATTTTGCATGGACGGCTGGCTTTAATGGTTCAAGCGGTTTTAGCAATTTTGTATCAGGAAGTGGCATCTATAAAACAGCCGCGCAAATCACATCAATTAATGCCACAGTCAGCGGCGGTCAGGCTTTTCAAGGCGCATCTTCTTACACAGTATACGGAGCATAAAATGACTGAATTCAAAATAGAACACAATATTGAAACAGGCGAAATTCTGGAAATTCCTTTAACAGATAAAGAATTAAAAGAATTGGAAAAGTTACGCGCAGCGGCAGCAAAAGAACAGGCAGCGTTCGAAGCAGCAAAGGCAAAAGCCGAAGCAGATAAGGCTGCGTTATTGGCTCGTCTTGGTTTAACCGAAGATGAACTTAAAACAATTCTCGGATAATGAAGCCAAGACTAGTTAAGGCTGCCGAAACTCTTAGGAAGCAAATAAATTCTAATTATCCAGACAGAGATACGGCTTCCGATGGATGGGTGGCGGATCTTAGGCATCTCTCTAGAGGTAACTCGGATCACATACCAGATAATGAAGGCTGGGTATGCGCCATTGATATCGACCGAGATTTATCAGGAAAGCCCAAACCAGACATCATGGGCGATCTTGCAGATCAACTTCGTATCGCAGCGCGAAATGGAGATAATCGCATTAAATACATTATATTCGATGGGCGCATATGTTCCAGAATCCTTAACTGGAAATGGCGCACATACAACGGAGCGAATAAACACACGCATCACATGCACGTTTCATTCGATCAGAAAAAAGGTAAAGCAGACGGCTCGCCTTTTCAAATCCCTATGCTAAAGAAAGACTAATAAATGAACATGAAAAATCCACTTGTACTTACTGCTGGCGCATTCTTATCTGCATGGGCAGCATCTAATTTTGATGTTGATTATCGCGCCATCTTATGGGCGATTCTCGCAGGCGTGTTCGGTTACGCCACTCCTAAGAAGTGAGCGCTACAGAGTGGGGTCAAATAATCGCAGCAGCGACAGCGACTCTCACTGGTTTATTTATTGGCTTGAAGTGGTTGGTACGCGGCTGGTTAAACGAGTTGCGCCCCAATTCTGGATCTTCGATGAAAGACCAAATTACAAGATTAGAACAGAGCCAGAATCATCTTGCGACACGCGTGGATAAAATCTACGAATTGCTAACTAAGTAAGTCATACTAATTCCAAGCAAGGGAGATTAAATGACTACGCTCGCAGCAGTTCAGGGCAACGGCTGGGCAGTAATTGGCTCGGACAGTCTTTCAACCGATGAAAACGGCAGACCCATTAACATGGCAACACCGAAGATCGTAAAGAATGGCGCTTACTTAATTGCTGGAGCAGGTTCGGTTCGTGGGTGCAACATCCTGCAACATGGTTGGACTCCACCTAAGCCACGCGGTGATCTAGACAAATTCATGACCAAGACATTCATTCCGTCTATGCGTAAAGCATTTTTGGATGCTGGTTACGATATGAAGCAAGATTCTTCGTCTGCACTCCACGATTCCGAATTCCTTGTAATTGTTCATGGGGTTATCTATCCGATATTTGAAGATTACTCATGGGAGCGTTCAAAAGACCCGTTATATGTCTCTGGATCTGGCGGTGCTTACGCACTAGGCGCGCTAAAGATGCAAGATATAAATGTCGATGATGAATGGTCAGCGTGGAGCGCGATTGAAAAAGCATTAAATATCTCTATCGAATGCGATACCTCAACAGGGGGATCGATTCACATGGCTTCCCAAAAGGATTTCCGATGAAACGTACAGTTATTTTGCCCGATTTACAGTCACCATATGAAGATACACATGTCTGCCGAAACATTGAATTATTTCTAAAGACATTCCGTCCAGACTCAATCGTGGTTTTGGGTGATGAAATTGATTTACCTCAAATCTCGCGTTGGACTGAGGGTACGGCTGGTTGGTACGAACAGACCCTAGCAAGCGATAGAGACTACACAGTCGAACTTCTCTGGTCATTCTTTCAATACACAAAAGAAGCCCATGTAATCCGAAGCAATCACACAGACAGACTTTACAACGTGATTATGAAAAAGATTCCAGCATTCCTAGCGTTGCCAGAATTGCAGTATCCAAAATTCATGAAATTCGATGAACTGGGAGCGACTTACCACAAGACCCCATATACGGTCGCTGGAAGCGGTTTAAACCGTCTAATAGCCATTCATGGGGATGAGCAAGGCATTAACCCTAATGCGGGTCTCACAGCGCTTGGAGCAGCCCGTAGGCACGGTTTTTCAGTTTTGGCGGGTCACACGCATCGCGCGGGTCAGTCAGCGTTCACAGAGGCTTCAGGGGGCAAAATAGGGCGCATTATCAGAGGGTACGACTGCGGACACCTCATGAATCCAAAAGATGCTGGTTATACAAAGGGAACGATGAACTGGCAGCAGGCATTTCAGATAGTTACCGAGATAGGCAGCCAATACCAAGTGGACATGATCCATATCGAAAAGGATGGCACGTTCCTAGTTCATGGGAAGCGATACGGCAAGGCTCGTTAAAGAGATATAAATCACATTCGAAACGCTAGGTTTTGGTTATTAGCCATGCCATGCTTAATCCATGAAGCCGAAAGTATCGGCGGATAGGGAGCAAAAATGGTCATTAATTCACTAACGATTCTAATCGTTGCTGGAATTGGTTTAGGAATGTATTTATCTTTTCGGTTGGGTTATGAAATCGGTTACGATCGCGGAATGACTCAGGGTCGCGTAGCGATTCGCCGATACTATGAGCAGGTGCAAAAATGAAGGCATCGGAAGTCTTATTAAGCGCAACCGATATCATCGGACAACGTGGAGCCGTCTACGGATCCCCAAGAGTCAATCATCAACGCATTTCGGCACGTTTAACGCAACTCCTAGAAATGCCCATAACAGACTGGCAAGCCTGCCTAATGATGGTCGAAGTTAAGTTAAGCCGAATTCAGGAAACACCGAATCATGTGGATAGTTTTATAGATTCATGTGCGTACTTGGCGTTGGCATGTGAACTCTTAACAGAAGAGGATGATCTATATGCCTAACATAAAAGAAATCCTACAAATTACAGACCGAAACAGAGCGGTTGTATTTAAGTGCCAGATACAGGCTACTGCGCCTTATGACGTCGCTTATTATCAAGGAAAAATGGATGCCCTAGATCATATCTATGCACTACTAACAGAGGGAGATAAGTAATGTTTAATCTGGAAGATTATGAAACGGTTGCCATGTTGAACCGCTGGTTCGTAGAAAATTATCCGATGGGAAGGACTAACATTGAAATCGTTTATCATGACCCTAAAGAGGGGTTTATCACTTGTAGGGCTGAAGTTTACAGAGATATCAATGATGCTCATCCTGCGACTACTAATATCGCTCATGGATCTAGGGATCTTTATAACTCAAACATGCGTAGGTTTTACGCAGAGGATATTGCTTCGTCAAGTCTTGGCAGAGCAATCACGCTCCTTAAAGGCGGACAAACTGCAACGAGAGATGATATGGAAAAAGTAGATACCAATAAGCCATTTGAAAAGCGCTTGGCTGAAAAGATTACTGTTCCAGATGTAAGCGATGATCTATGGACTACTAAAACCGTTGATGCGCCTAAGACGTCTGCTGAAGCGGTTGATTTAGTGAAAGAAATCATCGGTGGACAAACAGATAAGGACATTCCACGTTGCGAACATGGCGAAATGATTTGGAAGACTGGTCAAACAAAAGCAGGTAAGACATGGGGTCATTTTAAATGCGTAGGCGCTGCAAGCGGTGCTTTGCTACGCTGTCCAAAAGAAAAGGACATTATCTGGTATGAAATCAGCCCACAAGGCAACTGGCAAAAACAGAAGATACGATGATGGGCGAAATGATGATATTTCATGAAGATGGAACCGCTGAAATAGTTACTGCTGAAGGCGATAGAGAGCAAATCGTTATCTATTGCGATTTATGTAATGAGCCAATAGCCATTACAACCAAACTGGGATGCGATGATGTGTTTCTACAATGCATTAAATGCCATGCAGTAACAAATACTCATGGCTGATTCATACATGCCTAAATCCAAGTCGGATGATTGGGCTACTCCACAGTATCTATTCGATGAATGGAATGCTAAGTATGATTTTGATTTAGATGCTGCTGCATCCTCAACTAATCATAAATGCATTAACTGGTACGGTTTAGATCATCCAGATGTATCTAGACGTAATGGATTGGCTCAATCTTGGGATGCTAAGGCTACTTGGGTAAAT